ATTCTCATATATTCTATTTCCTTTCTTGGAATATCTTACATCAAATTTCGCTCCAAATAGACGCATAAATTGCGTTATGGCAAAATAACCATCCTTAGTATTAACTGAATCTATATTCAAAGCAAATATATTGAGCGCCCCAGGCTTCTTTAATTCTGAAGACTCATATGATCCTCCGCTATGCCATAATGTCATATTTAGAGGAATTGACGGATCTATATGTTTTGGAATTTCTTCTGCTATCCATTGTTTATGAACACCTTTTGGTGCTAAAACAATAACAGCATCAATTTTTCTTTCCATATATAAGATACAGAAATTGGCAATAGCCATAGCTGTCTTGCCTAATCCCATCTCTAGAAACCAAGCAAACGCTTTTCGATAAGTGCTTATGTTGAGTCCTTCTATTTGATGATTTTTAAGAAATAATTTTGGACGATAATTAAACTTGATAGGTTTAATATCATCCAACATTTCTTTAATAGATTGAATTTCTCCTATTTGTTTTAGTTCTTCAGTAGAATCTTCCCATTCGATCTCAAATCCACTCTCTTTGAGAACTTTAACATTCCAAGATGACATATCGTATCTAATTGATTTAGATGAATATCGTATTTTAGGTCCAGATAGACGTGACAATATTCTTAGGAATTCAAGCGGGAACGGCCCGTGAATCATTAAGTAATTTGATTCCGTAATGACTCGTATCATTCTATTTTCCGATTGGAGCTAAAGTCACTTTAACTTTTCTGTGATAATATCTAGCTTTAAGTCCACCATTTCTTGGTGCTTTATATGCTGGATATGTTACCATTTGTAATTTTATGCCATTAAAATGATGAGCGCAAGGACGACAATAAATACCTTGATTAGTTTTCTTCTCAACGTTACATCTTGGACATATTTTCATATCAATCTCCTATTACGCAAATAAATCCGGGCCTTTCATTTTTGGCTGTACTTTAATTTCTAGATCAGACATTTTACCCAAATATCTAATATTTGAAATTAAAATCATTCTAAATCCTCTTGGGATGCGCCCACGAATTGCATATAAAGAATCACCTGCTCCAGCTATCTCTTCAATTTTCTTTCCTGAAGTTTCATAATCATATCTATCAATCTTGCACAATATCTCATCTGTATCATCATGCACAAATAGATTAAGACTCCAAGATGGACCCTCTATTCTACGTCCATCTCTCTTTGCCAATGAATGTAGATCATTTTCATCGCGAGGCTGTATTTTCTTGACAAGCCCAAGAATTGTATATTGATCATTTAATCCTGCATAGAGATCACATATATGTGATGGTTCTGATATAATATTGATCTTAGTTAAGTCTGGATGTATCTTATTGATAGCATCTCTAATAGGTGTCAATGAATCTATCTTAGTTGATGCAGTGTGTAACTTTGCTAAGATGGCGGGCGTTAATGGAGCGCCACCATGTTTGCGCGATTCCAATATCTTACGCACTGTAACTGGACCAACACCTTTAATATTAGTTAATGGACCGACAAGTATTTTCTTGTCATCTTCTATCTTGATATTCCATCTATCTGTAGAATGATGAATATCTAATGGTTTATATTTAATACCTTCCATATCTAACTCACGCAAGAGCCGCAACTGCTTCATGGGTTCATATTCATTATCTAATGTTGCAGCAGCAAATTCTACTGGATGATATGCTTTAAGCCAGCAACACCAATATGTAATAAGTGAATAGCTAAGTGCATGGCTAAGATTAAACGACCAAGCACCCATTTGAATTAGTTCTGCCCAAATAGTATCTATCGTCTTTTCATCCAAACCATTCTCAAGTGCGCCTTTTTTAAAAGGCTCACCTAACGTCTTCATTTCTTCTACACCCAAAGATTTGGACATAGCCTTTCTGATCTTAGTAACGCCACGAAAATCCATTTTACCAACATCGCGGCAAATACTCATAACCTGCTCTTGATAAACTACTTCTCCATATGTAACTTCTAAATATGGCTTTAGCATCGGATGATGATATGTAGCTGGCTCTGTACCCATTCTCTTTCTAGTCCAACGAACTGCCCCACCAGCAGCAACTGGACCTGGGCGCGACAGAGAAGTAATAGCTACAAGATCACCTAATCTATCTGTATGAATAGATTGGAACAAAATCTGTAAGCTCTTGCCATTAGCTTGGAATATACCAGAGAATTGCTTCTTATTGAGAACGTCGAACGCCTTTTGATCATCTAAGGGGAGCGCCTCAAGAAAGCCGTTCTTTGGCTCTTGCCCTATTAATTCCAAGGCACGTTCAAATACAGATAACTGGGATAAGCCCAAAATATCAATTTTAAGAATATTGAGGATTTCAGCATCATATTTGTCTGCCATAATTGCTCCAGTACGAGCATCAATAGCAACATAATCGAGGACTTCGCCGCTAGTGATGGCAATTCCAGCAGCGTGCTGACCAGCATTAGTAGCATGATCTTCAACTTCAAATACCGCAGAAATTTCTGGATATTCCGTGAGTAGTTTCCTTCCGATTTCTGTGTCATAGAAGGTCTCCTCAAATGATTGTAGCGCACGAGAATCTTTTGATGATCGCTCTATAAGCGTATCAGCCACTTTGTCACACAGCCACTTTGGTATACCTAAAGATTGTCCAGCTTTATTAAGAATTGATCTTGGTTTATAGCTCATTACTGAGCCTAGCCGCGCCACATGCTCTACACCATATTTGTCTTTAATATAGTCAAATACCAGATGACGTTTAACGTCGCTAAAGTCAAGATCAATGTCAGGAAGATCAGCCCTCGTGACGTCAATAAATCTTTCGAAAAGTAAGCCAAATTTAATAGGATTGACATTTGTAATGCCACAAAGATAACAGAGCAAAGAGCCGGAGGATGATCCACGTCCTGGTCCTACTATCATGTGTTGCTTGGCATAACTTACTAAATCTGCAACTATGAAAAAGTAGTCTTGGAAGTTCTTTTCATGAATTAAATCTAATTCATGTTCTAATCGCTTTGCATAAATTGGATCATTTAAATTGATACCTAATTTTGCTGCGCCATCTTCACACATTCTCGTTAATGAGAATTCTTGTTTAGGTCTAAAAATATCAGCCTTAAGCAATTTGGCATTGCATACGTCCAATGCAAAGTCTCTATTGACAATAGCCATTTGGGCATCTTTATCTGTTACCACATATGGGAGCGCAGCACGCCATTCTTCGTCTGTTAAGATGTGCTGTGGGAACAGAGATGTCTCAGCATCTTTATATAACAATGTATGATAAGCATATTTATCTTCAACATAGGTAAATACATTATCAGACGAAGCGATGAACTTATATCCTTTTTCTTTCGCCATTCTAAATAAGCCAATTGGCATTGACGGTGATAAGGCGATGTAGAAATCGTTATTTTCATGTATCTCTTCAATAAGAACTTTGTTATCTGCGATCTTGATAACATCAGTTGCATTCATCGCCTCCTCATAAGATAAGACTGGATAATATCCAGACTTAGATGTAGCTTTGAGAACTAATTCATTAATTGTTCTCAATTTTTCAATCGCAAAGAATGTCCAGTAAGACACCGGAGGTCTTTTCTGGCCTAGAATTGGTGTCACTCCAAGCTCTACACCAAACACAGGTTTTACTTTAACTTCATCACATAGTTTTTCCCATTCAGTAAATGAAAATGTCGATAATCTATCACTAATAGGACAGGCTAACCAATTTAATTGAAGTACACGATTATGTACGTCAGCTATTTTTCCGTATGCGTGACGGAAACTATATTCACTTTTGATTCTCACTTGTCTAGTCCTGCGCCATGTCTCTCGCATATTTTCATCATTAAAAACATTAAAGCATGTGTTGGATCTGGTATTAAATTATCTTTATTGAACATTCCAAATGCAACCCTACATGCTACTGAGAGACGCTCATTATTGCCACCACGTTTATCATTATAATTCTTCATAGCATGATCAAGCATCTTATATGCTTCTTCCCAATTTTCTGGGACATCTATCTCACGTTTATTGTATCTGGATATATAATATATTACTTCTTTCATAGTTGACCTCTTTTATATAATTCAATTGCACATTTAATAGTCATTTGAACGTCCACATCCGCTTGATGCGCCCCAGTAAACTCTGCTCCAAACAACTCTATATGTAGGTTTTTAAGACTCAAACGATAGCCTTTTAGATATATAGTATTGGCTACTAAATCTTGTACTGGTGGCCATTTTATAACTCTGTTATATCGTTGGCATTCTAGTCTTATCATATTCATATCGAAATCAATATTCTGTCCTATGATTAAACTTGCCGCTTGCAAGTTATGAATTATTTCATCTATGTAATCTTTAATAGGTGGCGCCTCAGAAACAGAATCATTAGTAAATCCAGTTATCTTTGTTATCTCTTCAGATATAGACTTAATTGGTTTAAACACTTTATAATATTTATCAAATAATTCTTCTGTTTGAAGATCGACAGACTGGATCGCAATAGATATGATCTCTGGCTGAGTATCCAGTCTGCGGGCTGGGTTAATGATCAACCCAGTTGTTTCTGTATCAAAAATTGTAGCTTTCATTTGTCGAGTTTAAAAACCTCTTGTATTGGCCTTTGATGTTCATCATGCAATCTTTTAGGTCTAGGAGGTGGTTCTACCATAAATTGTCTCATAATCCATCTGTGCATAGTTGTGTTCTCTTCAGTAGCTTTTTCTAGCCAATATTCGATAATTACCGCTGGGCAACGACCATATTCTGATGTTTTCTTCCTCATTTTTTCTAATTCATCAACTGTTTGTTTAAATGACATATCTTTAATATCAAGAATAAGTTTCGCTCGTTTTATTTGATTTTTTGTTGCCATAGCTGCTACTCCTTTGGATCGAACACTGCCAGTCTTAACGCGTAACCTGCCAAATCTATCAAACTATCTTTGTTACCTTTTTTTGAATATCTACTTAGTTTATCTATGATATATATTAGAAATTTGATCCTAACTGCTGCCTCAAATGAGTTAACATGTATTCCTTCTGGAAATAAAACCATCAATATTTGAGCAGTTTTATGTTCATTACTTCCATATTCCTTGTCGCGCTGCTCCATAGTTGCTATTAATTGATGAGCAAGTTTTATGGCATCGTCTGTTTCTGTCACGATCTTACAATCCTAGATATGGTTGTTTCATCTACATTAAACATTTCTGACAATTTTCCATAACCATAACCACAATCATATAATGTTTTAATTTGTTTATTTCTTTCAGGTTTATTTATTCTGCTGTTATTATTCTGTTCAATATATGTTGCCCATTTACAATTCCAAGAATAGTAGCCTTCATTATTATCTATTCGCTCTAATGTATATTTTGGCCCTGGTTTTGGCCCCATATCTTTCATAAACTCTGCAAAAGAGTTTGCCCATCTATCAGACACATCAATTCCGCGACCACCATATTGTTCGTATTGCACGTCATTTGGATTTAGGCATCTTTGCTTCATAGATTGCCATGCTTGATATTCCGATTTGTGTTCAGATTTGAGAGTCATTGCGCGAATAAATCCTTTGGTCTTATATTACGTATCTGCAAAGTAGGTATTCCCAATTTGTAAAACTCTAATATTGATTCTTCATTATCATCAATTATAAAATGAATTGTATGAAATATGCCTTTGAAATGATCTTTAATCAATCTAATCTTTAATTCACTATTCTTGGTATAATCCTCGTCTGGGCGCATCAATACAGTATCGATATCAATTTTGTTTCGCACTAACCAACTAACTGTTAGCGTTCTAAATTTTTCTGGTCTTCCAGTAAATCCTATGATTTCGTACCCTGAGGCGCTCAGATTGTTAATCAAATTCGCTACGTTTTTAAATGGTTTATCATATTTTCCATTCTCGTAATACTCATCCCAAGGCACAGTACCAATCATACTGTCACGCCAAAAAGCGTCAGCTACAGTATGATCAATATCGATCACTACAATCATTACAAATCCTTTATTACAATGTCAAGTTTCTTTACCATATTTATTTTCTCTTCAGAAGAGAGATTTGGATTTTCATAGATCATATCTTGTAAATCTATACGTGCTTTTAATGGATCATTTTTAACAAATAAATATATCCAAGGATATACTTTCTCAACTTCCATAATCATTTGATTAATAACACGATGGTATTCATCTTGAACACGAGCACTTGAGCGTTTCCTAATAAGATTAATCCAGTTACGCATATTGATAGACATGTTAATATTTGTAAGAATGTTAGTTGGCAAGACACCTCTGGCATCTTCTGTTCTAACTCCATCATCTATCATTATCTTATAATTGGCAGCAATAGTTTCCATTGTAGCTTTATATGTTCCATTATCTAAAACAGATGGACCTGTATCATATTTAAAATCTGTCATATCAACAATACGCATAGCTTGCTGCGCATATGAGGCCGTTCTGGTGCGCACCAATTGATGTGTGAATGCTCTCGTAACCTCCTCAATTAGGAAGGTTAGATGAACAAATTCCCAAGAAGATGGTAACGTATTTGCCATCTCTTTAAGCTCTTTAAGGATTTCATAATCGTCTCTTTTGGCTACTTCCTCTAAAAGGCCAGGAGTCATCTTTAAACGAGTTGATCTTGTGTAAACTAGAATATTGGCAGCGTAACGCGAAGGATCAAGATTACCTTTGCCAGTGTAGTCTATAAGAGTTACCCGCATATCCACTCCTCGATTTTTTTGATATCTTGTACTAAATCATCAAGCAATAGTTTTGGTCTCCAAGTTGCGTAGCGCCCCAAAGAATAAATGTTGTAATTGACAGTCGCCCATCGTTGAAAGTTCTTTCGTACAGACTCAGATACTTCTGTTATTTTGAAATATTGTTGTTTCTTAAATTCACTATCAAGTATTACGGCATCATATAATCCAAGTCTAAAATAAACTTCTGCCATATTATTTATTTCTGGTATTTCTGTCATACCAGGGAACTCTATGATTAATTGATCTCCAGTAATAGTGGCACGGCTATAAGGCACATTTGGATTAGGAAATAGAACTGAAACAAATGCATCGCAATCAACTATTGAACCAGAAAAAACTATTCCTGGTTTATTTTCAAATTTAACAGGATTATTATAATTCAATAATCTCATTAATTCTGGCATAGGTATAGTGCTTATCATAGGAGTAGCCAATTTACCCTCAGCAAAAATAACATTTTTATCATATAAAATATCAGCATCTTGTGCCATAGCTTTTATAAAATAAGATGGTGCAATATACCGTTCTGCATGAGTAGTTCCAGCAATAATTGATCTATCAGATAGATATTTACCAGTACATTTCTCTGAATATGATAAACTATCAGCCACAATATTATTATATGGAACATAAGTCTTTAGCATATCAACCTTACGAAATGGTATTCCTAAAATATTGCCTATCTCAGGACTTCTGAAGCGCAAGACGGCATGATGATTATTAGGTAATGATGGTTGTTTTTCAACCACAGTTACTTTGTGGCGCCTCAACATATGCGCTGCTAGAAGCCCAGCCATACCAGCACCTACAATATTGATATGCATAGGTTGATCCTATTTTGGTTTAATAATAGCTTTTTTGAAGAAACGAAAACCCATCTTATCAAAAGGCGGGATGATATTCTTCCTTAGTTTCTCACGAAGAAACGCTTTAAATGTGCTCGTGTGAATACTCTCAAACTCGTCGAAGTGTATTTGATTTTCTTCTAGTAGTTTGCGCAGAGCCATTGCATACGAGTGTTGACCTCTGGTATAATCTATTTCGAAATGTCTTTTAATTATTTCTTGACCGTCATTCTCTGCCACCCATTGGATCGCATATTCCCTTTTTTCTTCACCTTTAGCTAAACTGCCCTGTATAACATCATCTATACTGATCTTACCGCCTCCAGTCATAGTAAATTCTTCGGAGCCAGCAGCCATCATAGCTCTAGGCAAATCTACTTCCTCAATTTGAGCAAGCTCTCTACTTAATACTTTCAATTGCCCTTCAAGCATTTCAATCTCAGCTTGAAGCTCTAGGGCTTTACTCGCCCATTTAGATATGGATGATAGCTGCTCCTGTGATGGCGCAACAAATCCAAAAAGATCTCTAGGATCATCATTCATTATTTTTTCTCTAAGATAGGAGTAGCAGTGATCACACGTATTTCATCTTCTTCTTCTTGAGTTATATTTGGCATTTGTTTGATCCAAGAACAAACAGCACAGCGAGTTCTTGTATCATCTGCCCAAGTAAAAACATGGGCATGACAATCTACACAATCAAATTCTTTATAGTCCATTGATTCACCTGTTTTATACCAATGATCTCTCTGTTTAAGAGATGGCGCGTCATAAAGCATCCTCGGGTACTTCATAAAATTAACCTTTCGAGGTAAGGCCATTCACATGCGTTCTGTACGCACGTCGCGCCAATATCTCAACCTTTATATCTATCGTCTATTCCACGTTCCTTTATGATATTGGACTGTAGGAACATTAGATCACAGATTGCACAAGCAATATGTGACAATCCTGTAGCAGGATCAATTGTTACTCCGCGTTGAAACTCGAAGATGTGGCGCTGCACTTTGGCTATTAACTCCAAATGTGATTTTGGATTTTCTGCCCATCCCCAAGCTCCATGTTTCTCTTTACCATACATAAGAGCGCGAGACACTTCTTCAAGTGCATCGACCGGCAACATTGTATGGTCTATTTTAATGGTTTTTGACATAGGAATAGGTTCTGGCTCTACTACAGGTTCAGGCTCCTGCCTTGGAGCAAAAGGTCTCAATAACCTTGGTCTTTCTGCCTCTCGCAATTTTTCCTCAATTGCTCGGGTAGCATGTTCACCTGCATCGTGCTCTATGAATGTCATGTCTTCTCCTTAGAATGGTATATCCTTATCGTGTGGATCTTTACCTTTAGTACCTTCGATGATTGGTCCTCTCTCATCATCCTGTGTTGTCTCAATATCAGGACGAACAACATTAGTTCTGATATCTTCGTAGAATGACTTGCATAGTCTAATGAGTTGTTTACTTGGATCAATATCCATAATTAAATCAGACTTTATTGGTCTAAAAGTAAACCAGTCTCCTTGGTCGTTACCATCGCTGACAATATCCAACTTCCAAGAACGCCAAAAAAGGGGCGGTTTCCAAAGTTCATTATTAGGAAGTTGCACCACTTCTGTTCTACAGAGAGTTAGCCATTTTCTTGAATGCTTTAAATTAGTTGCCCTTAATGGGAAGAAAATTCTCTGCCATGAGGCGCCATCATGGATGAGACAATACCACTGTGCTGTTTCTTGGATTATATTACCATTCGATAATACATTCTCATTTCTGTCATTTCTAACAGTTTGTTTCAAAATGTTAGCATCGTCTCCATGATTGTTGGCTAAACCGCCTCTATTTTTTGTCCACTCGATATAGTCTGTAGTAAAATGGCAAGGAATAACAATGACTGATTCTTTATAAATATCACCTGTTGCTACATTACAGAAATCACCAATTTCTGCTCCCTCAATATATTCAGCTTTTTTCTTCATTACCTGTGGTGATAGTGCTTGTAAAATGACTAAACGCGGAATGAGAACGTCTTTAGCTTTAACGTTCTCAGTTCCCATTGCACCCATGTGCAACAGTTCATCATCTAACGCTAAACTGCCTTGGGTCGTTGTTTGCACTTCATTCATGTTGAGCTCCTTATGAGAAGAGATCTCGTTTAGGCTTGATTATTTCTTCTAATCCATCAAACATTTCTTCGTGGAATTTAATAGCCACAGGAAATCTCGGAATTCCATCTGGAGTTAATGCTTGATATTTGATAGTTACACTGTTATATTTTTCTTTATCTTCCAATAGTTGCAAAGTGAATTCTTGTGTCCCAGATATACCTGCTCTGAATTCTCTTCCGTCTCCAAGATGGCAAACAGCTACTTTAGCATAGCCACTCCATTGACCTTCTCCCTCTAATATTTCTTTTAGTTCATATTCTTCATCAACAAACTCTTTTCTTTTGAGAAGTTTATCTGAACGTTTCTGTTCATATTGCACATTGTGGCGCACAATTTGTCCTTCAAATCCGTCCAATAATAATTCTTGATTGTATATATCAAGTTCATCCTCTGTTGTTACGAATTTAGTTGGAGTTGCTACTATCATATTTATATTATGATCAAAATTAAATAAATTATCATGTAGATAATCCCATCGTTCCTCAAATATACTATCTGGATTTTCTAAATCAAACATATCATAAATCCAATATTCTATAAGCTCTGCTGATTCTTCTAGGTCAGCAAACTCAGGTACTGTCTTTTTGGCAAGAGAAATAATTTTATTAAAATTATCATGCAGATTATGATTATACAATTCTCCATCTAAAATAATTTCAGGATGTTCTTCAAAGAACGCTTTCAATTCACCTTCAATATGAGGTGTAGAAACAAGTTGTAAATTGGAACGCGACCAAAGTCCATTTACATTCGCTAGGCAGCGCACACCATCTAGTTTAGGTTGAGCAAAGCATGGGCGCTGCCAACCAATATATTTTTTAGCCAACATTGGTTTAATCAAACTGAAGCGTTGCTCGTTAATATCATCAATGTCTAGTCTGTAATCTATTCTCAATTTTTTATTCATCTCAGCTTTAGCATAGAACAATGCTTGATTGTTTATAGTTGATTGTGATCTTAACTCTACTCGTGTCCATTCTGTCGTTTGTATTTGGCCTCCTAAAGCACCATAATGCGATCTCCAACAGCCTTCCCATTCTCCCTCTCCTACTTCTGCCCACCAAACTCTTGTATTGCCAGAAACATCCCTCTTGTATATACGATCCAAAAGCATACCACACGCGTCCTTTCTTTCTTTAATCTTACATAGTTCGGGGGAAAAAGCAAGCCCTTTTTATATGTACTTATTTTTCATGTGGATTTCTGACTAACCTATACACTCCAACACTTACTTTTTCAATCATTTTGCTTTCTACTAATCTTGATATAGCATTATTGACTGAACTTTTGCTATATCCTAAAGCTTCAATATGAGCACCCATAGCATTCCAATTAGCAGTTGAATTCCTAGTCATATATTCAATTAGGAACTCTTTACTTCCTTTTCCACTTGGATGTTTAAATGGAGAATGTATTTTCTGTTTCTTTTTTGGTTCTTTAATATGAGAAATAGCTTTATTTTCAGTTATCAACCTTGCTATTGTTGATGGCTGTTTTACTTGTGGCGCCTCATTAATCTCTTCAATATGAAGATGATCTTCTGGCGGTAGAAGTTTTGCTATTATGCCAAATAGCGTTTGTGACGAGACTGTGAGTTCTACTTTGTATCTTACCATTTTCATTCTCCTTCACTTTCTCTTCTTGTATTTGTTCATTTGAACAACATGTCTAACTGATGTAGTATGTTGTTTTGGCTGTTCCATTTTTGGCACAATCTGTATTGGTATTCCAAAAGGAACAATAGCTCGTTTATAACCCATAGCACGTAATACAGCTTCAATAGTTGCACTTTGTGGTTTTTTAGTTTTGCCATTAAACCAATTAGATAATGTTTGTGCAGTTACACCAGAATTTTCTTCTATCCATTTATAATTAACACCGCTATCTTGATATACTGTTCTAATTTCATCAATTACAGGGTCTTTATCCACGAAATTATAGCTCTTATACGTGAAGCCTGCCATTTTGTTTTCCTTCTGGGGTTGAGTGAAGTTATACCGTTTCGATTTGTTCTTGCTTTCTTTTTCGTTTTATGCTATCTTACTTGCGCAATAACGAAAAGTAGAAAAGATGCCAGATCTATTTACAGATGAGTACGAACGTGCAAAAATTAAATGGGAAAAATCTAAAGAGAATTACGATGAGGCTATTCGATTATATGATGCAATTTATATTCTGCTAAAACATCATTATGAAGAACTTACCGAGGCATATAAAGAGTTTCATTCTCAACAATCTAAGGCAATTAAAATTGGAAGAAATTTAAGATCAATAAACATTAAATCTATTAGAAAAGGAGAATAAGATGGAACTTAACATTCAACAGGCTCTTGAATTCTTAGATATTCTAGAACCTAATGGGCGCCACACAATCGCCTCTGAAGCGCCATTTGGTGGCGTAGATAATGGACCTCGATGGGAAGCTGGGCGCACCTTTGAAACGGAACAAAGAGAATTTCTCATAGCTGATATCAAGAAGCGCCAAGCTCGCAAGTCAAATGTTTATTACAGTGTCAACAAACCTTGCAAGATAACTGAGAGACAAGGTTCTGGAGGAAAGAATAATATTGACGATATTATCGCTATTAGAGCTATGGCATTTGATATAGACTTTATATCATTTGAAAGAGACAAACAGGCAATTTTAGATTTTATAGATAAAGAACTTGAATTAAAACCTTCATTAGTTATTAATACTGGTGGAGGATTTCACCTTCTTTATTTACTTGATCCTAGACATAGAACCAGATTATTTAGACATGTGAAAACTGACGAAGAAAGACAAATGAATGAACTTATGATTAAGGATCGTAATGTTGTCACTACTTTAGGTCACGATTTTGAGACGATGTTGCGCGCCAAATTCGCTAGTTTCCCAGTTAAAGTAGACAACATGTCCAACGTAGATCGTGTAATGCGGTTACCAGGAACGGTAAATTATCCAAAAGCAGAGAAGTTAGCCAAAGGCCAGCTAGTAGCACTAGCACACATAGCCAAAAATTATTGTTGTAAATACAACATTCGTGAATTGAGATCAAAAGTGCCAAGTATAATGCAAGTTCGCGCAAATGTGCATAAACAACCATTTATTCCTCGCAAAGATTCTAAATGGACAGCTTATAAGAAAGCATTGGCATGTGTAGAATTCATTAGAGACAAAGGATTAGCAGATTCAAATGAATGGTATACGCTTCATGTTATGCTTCCATTAATAGGAGCTATACATGATGATAACGAAGCAAATCAACTAACTATAGATGAGGCTACAGAGCTATTTTTGGAAGCAGTTTCTGGAGGAGCGCGCTACGGAACAATGGGGAGAGGTCAAGGCTACTTTATGAGACAATGGAAATCGCACCGCCCAGAATTTCCTAGACAGCATGGAACTAAATCATTAGGAGGTCTTATTTGGGCAGCAAAGGAGAATGGATTTAAACCGCCGTGGATAGGCGAAGTCATGTGGGAAGAGGATTATTTGAGACAAAAAGAAGAGCTTGAGAGACAGAGAGCATCCATCTCTCAAGCTGATAAAGACTTATTCGGGTGACTGTTCTTCGTTTACAAATGGCGTTCTTCCTGTTTCAACTTTAGGATAAGATCCTTGGACACCGATCGGTCTAGATAATGAAGGCCGTTCTGTGATCCAATATCCCCAGTAGCGCAAGATTAACTCTAGTTTCTCCCAAGGACGATAACCTCTCATCCTCTTTTCTAATTGTCTTGGACCTAGGCGACTTCTCAATTGAGAGATATGTCCTTCTGGATTTATATCCTCGTTGAAGATGAGTTTATTGAAGAAGACCCTCACTCTTTCGATATCAACTCCTTCTGTAGCTGCAATGATAAGATATCCAGCTATTAAAGACCCTTCTCCAAGTTTGTTGGCATCTCCTTGTCCAACAATTCTGTTCGCGACATCATCATAAACATGCCTATTGCTAGCATATTTCGCCAAAATATCTTGAACAGTAAGTGTGTCTTTGCCTCCCACAGTCACCTTACCTTTTGAGCGAGCTTCTATCAATTGGAGCGCACCAGTTATTGCTGTTCCATGATCAACCTGCATTTCGATTTTGAATCTATCGCCTGCTGATCTAACTTTACCCATATCTAAAGTTTTGCGAACTTCGGGCGACAACCCAAATATCATTGTAACTGGGATAAAGATTTTTGAGTTAGTTAGTGCCGCCTTAATGATAGCATGTGATCGATGATGACCGTCAAGAAGCATTCCTTCTCTTGAGAATTTGAATGCTTCTCCATTATCTAACCATTGTTCATGTAACATATCACGAGAATAGTCAGATATTGTTTTAGGAGCTATTGGTCTATTATGTGGATCACTTATCTGAAGAACTTGACGAGCTTTCTCTGCATCATATTCTGGAATTGTCTCCATAAACTTCTCAGATTTGCCTCTTTCAAGAAGTTTAATAAGCCACGACATCTCGCTAAATACCATTAGAACAGCTCCTTCTTTGGTTGTATCATAGATAGATGCTTACACCTATGCCCAGCTGGGCAATCACAATGCATCTCGCCTCCCCAACGTTTTATATGATAAATTTTATCTGGATATTTATAATGCCAATCATCTACTTTATATACTATCCAATGATCTTCAGATACTTGAAGAGGGAAATAATTGTAATTTGTTATTATTGATATCATTTCCCTCTCCTTTCTTACTTAGTTATTTTGATTATAACATATTGAACTTCTGTACTATCGTTCATTATGTCAGCTTGTGCTTCATCTAATACCATCTCTAGCTTAGATTGCACACCATTTATATGGGTGTCATCTATCCAGCTATTAACTTCTGCTGCCGTAAACTCAACATTTTCGACATTTGTCTGATTTATGTTTATTGTCATCCGCGGCATTTGGTTCTCCTTAGAGGATTCTTTCTAGTTCACGTACTACACTTTTGGGTGCTGGTTCTCCATCTTTATCTAAGACCATTATATAATTATTCATATAATAGAATACTGTTATTCCATCTTTATCGTATCTATCATAACGTGTATGTTCAATATATTTATAGCCTTTCTTCAATAAGAAAGCATGAAGATTTTTGTTGAACGGAGAAGTTTTCATTATTATTCTCCGTCTTCGTCTTCGTATTCTCCATTAGCGATTGTTTCTTGCGCGATTTCTTTTAAAATTTCTTTATCAATATCATTTCTTAATCCCCCTTGTTTTTGCCATTGTTCTACCTTTTCTTTTGATCCCCAACAACCTCCTGGCGCTGCATTGTAGAAAAATTTGACATATGCAACTAATCTTATTATATTTTCATCATCTGCTCTGTTGATTGCCTCCTTTAAATCATTTTCTATTATAGCAGTTAAAAATTGACCAGGTTTAACTCCACTTTGTATCCATCTTATTATTCCAGGATGCATACGAATTGGAATATGATATCGAGCTAAAGCTACATTTAGTTGGTCTTGGGTAAAGTCCATTTTGCTACCTCTTTTAGTTAGTGACGTGTTTCGTTTTCATCTTCTATTACGCTTTCGTTATGAAATTTTATTACTGCTGTCATGAAGAGGCGTATTTCCTCATCTTCTAATTGTGATAACATTTGGCCAGCTGCTTCAGCTAAAGATACCAATAGAAAACGACATTCATCTACATCGTTAGATGATAATTTTTTGGGATATAATTCTTCAACTAACGCATGAAGCCTGCAACGAAAGCAGGTTTTCTCATCATGTTTGAGCTTCTTCATTTTGATTCCTTAAAAAGAGGAAATGGGAGAGGGAACGGAAGGCTAATTCAGACCCTCTCCCACCCTTTGCCTGACTTTCGTCGCTGCTTGTGACGCCAGTTCCTTGATGTGTGCAGGGCGGGGAACCCTCAAGGCTGGTACGTCAGGCAAACTTAATATTTAATCCATGTTGCTTTATCATAATCCTCGACGCGCAACCATGCTTCTGAGTACTGAGCTTCCCATTTTTCTTTTGGATACTCGTGAAACACTCTAGTTCCACATTCAGGACAGTACATTGGTCTGCGTGGATTAACCCAACAAATCAATATATTGCAACATGGCATTTGCAGCAATCGGAATTGCACATAGTCGTTAGTTGGTTTTGTCATCATTAGCTTCCTTATAATATCTTAATGTTTCATCTTTATATTTTTCAATATCATCTTTTCTTACATTAGGCAGATCAGCATCTAATTGATTTGCTATGTCGCGCAGCATAGCAGGTAATGTCAATACTACTTCAAGTGTAGCTTGACAAGAAAATCCTTCTCCTTGATTACCACCTAAAACTATCACTATCACACCTTTAGCTTTGGTGCGCTCCATAACTAGAGTGGCTTCTTCGTCATATTTACCTGGACCCATTGTCATTTGTTTCTTCCTTGAAGTAACGTTGTGCTTCCCACATAGTTATAGTTTGATTATCTTCTGTAATAACACCAAAGCCACCTTTTGATGGCTTTAATAAAACTCCAGTACCTTCTGTAATACCATATTTAAAAAGTATCTTTTTGATTTGATTATTTATTTCTACATGAGTCGCTTCTCTTACATTACATGTTATCATTGTCATTTTAATACTCCCAAGTGTGGCAATGTCAAGCTACAAAAATCTTCAACACATTGTTGAATTTCTTGTGCCAACATATCTGTGATTCTTTTTCTATCCTCATCTTTAATCTGTTCATCTTGCAAGAAATGTTCTGCAAGATCCCAAGATTTGCTATCAACCAATATTTCTCTTGTCATTGTTGCGCTCCATAGAAAGGAAAGTGGGAGGGCACCAGTTTTGGTGATCAAACGCCCTCCCACCCGCTTGACTTTCGTGTCTAGGGCTGGAAAATGTCAACAAACCTTCCCTAGTCGCCAGTTCCTGTCATAGATTTGATCGACTCAACAGGCTGGTACGTCAAGCAAAACTTTTATTTATGTACTCCTGGGACATCATCTATTCTAGAGATGATATCATCAAACACGCTATCGTCACATTCTGCTTTAAACGTGTCTAATTCATTCTTGAGATTCTCAAGAGCTTCTATTTCTTCTGTCAACTTTGTTCCTTTATCACCTTCCTGTTGTTTCTCAGAAAGTTCATCAAATTCTCCTTGCAATTCATCTTGCAAGTTTCCAATATTTTCTATTTCTTTATCTATTGTTTTTGATATAATTTCGTCAATAAGATTTGAGAACTTCTCCTTTGCTTTATCAATAGCTTCTTTTGTATCCTGTACCACTTTAAGTTGGGTCTTGTTCATAAGAAGTCTCCTTGCCAAATTGGCTAATTATTATTTGATAGAGACTTTATAGCTTTGATACGATCTAAACCTTCCATCAATTCTAATTGTTCTTCAGTTTCCGTCGAATTGATCCATATACCACTCATATCTGGTAATGGAATATTAAAAGTAATAGAATGAACAGGAGTATTAGAATCAAATTGAAGAAGAGCCATACGGCGAGAATGACCTCTATAAGCTACTCCACAATTTTGTGGCCACGGATAATACCAATGAGCATAACAATGAGCATCAGCTGCATTTACCAATCCTATAGTTAGTAGGCTGATTGAGATTATTTTCCGCATCACATTGCCCTCAAAAAGTCTATATCAGCAACAATGATTACTATGTTGCCAACGAGATGGTCTTCTGTTATGATGCGCCCCAAGTTTTCTTCCCATAGAATCTGGGCTAGATGATTTGGAGCTTTACCTTGCATTTTGCCTTCTTCATTACAGAAGGCAATACATGGGCGTCCACCGAACTTATTAAAACGTGGAACAATCTCGATATGACCTTCGACACCATAAACCAACATGTCGAGTGTTGGCTGTGCTATGAGCACTCTACCCTCCGCATATGTAGTATCAGTAGGCTTAATGATATACATATAGCTTCCAGTAGGAGGGACTTGTGGAAAGTTTGATTTAGGTTTTTTTGGAAGTTTATGTTCTGGCATTTTTCATCTCCTGTTGTGTTGGAAACGTTATACCTTTATCTTTTTGCCATTCCATAGCAATACAGTCACCTCCATCTGTTATGATGACCTTCTTTATGATGCCCATTTTAACAGCTATGTTGGATGTGTAATGTTGGAATGCTTTGACAGCTTCTTCTGGCCCAACATAGCGGCGCACATACTCGTATGTATCATCTTCAAAGAACTGACATACATGAAATTCTCCGTCAGTTCTGCCTATACGTCCAGATGAATGTTCCATTAGTACTCTCCAATTCTAGGGATTAATGCTTGATTTTCTTTCTGCCTCTCACGATACATATGTTCTTCTTCATCTGACATTGTGCAGATTTCAACTATCGTTTGTGGTGCCTCAGGAGCAACCCTGATCTTTGCCAACTTACAAATGTTTGAATTAATTGTTGGTTGTACTGTTATTTGATTTGGTATTGGTATTGGTTTAGGTTTTAGATATTGAGGTGCAGGTGGAGGAATCTTATTACCATTCAGATCGTAATATGGCTGTTCTGGGTAACAATGTTTCTCAAAATCGCACATTTCTGCTTTGGCACTACCCGATATCAGTAGTGTCAGGATGATTAGGCTGGATTTCACGTTTGGTCTCCTCTTTGACTATGTCTAAAACGAATTCACCTACTTTTGAAAGATTGGAAAATTCGCCTGCGTGATGCCATATGTGCTCAGTTTTATATTGACCAAAATGGATATCTTCATCTTTATAACTTATTTCAACTATCCATTTAGGTGGTACTTCTCTGACTCGTACCATTCCTAGCATTGAATAGTAATAAGTTGCCATTTTGGACTCCTATGGTTTAACGTGTACGTGGCGACTAATAACTTCTCCTGAGCCGCGCCAGAAAGGCTGCACGATCCAGTGCTTATCGCCGCGTCTGTTGAGATATGAGCCTACCATATGTATGCGTGGACTCTTTCGAGTATATCCAAGCGGCATACCTTGTTGATGCATACTGGTTTCTTGGCTAATATGCATGGTAACTATGGTATGGTCTAATCTCTGAGCTTTATTCATTCTTCTGCGTATTCTATTGAGTGGAGACATATTGACATGCTCTAACTCTACAATTTTTCTGGAAGATGTCAGTAACATTAGACACGACCAAACCATAATGTATTCGCCATAAACATCTGCATAGTAATTGGCTACGCGAGCATCTTCATTATCTCCACTAAGCCTAAGTCGATAATGAGGAGGTAACTCCAAAAACTCTTCCCCCCATTCGGATGGTTTATGGTATGATGTATCCCAAATGCTAAGAAGAGCATCCAATTGGATTTTATTATCCTTCCAAATGTGTGCCAGGTTAGCATCCAAAAAACTTTTAACAAAACTTGGACTTGCTATTTTACTATAATCAAAATCTAGATCAAAGAAAGCAGATATTGGACTAACATTTGGAGGTTCACCCTTCCTGATAAAATGGTTACTCCATACCCAAGTTACTTGACCTTTTCTACCAAACTCATCTGTCTCTAACAGAAAACCCAAACGAGTTGGTAATGGACGATCAGGATACTCGTAAGAATCTATTGAGAATGTTTTTCTCAATTTTTCTCGTCCGCTTTCTGGCCATTCTATCCACATCTTAGTATATGGTATCCTAAGATGAGCCATGGCTTCTCTAAGCACCTTGGGGCGCCCCAGAGTAAGCTCCACTGCTGTGTGGATAGTAGCGTCGTCAAATAAGAAACGTGGGCATCCTTTTAATTTTTCTTCCAATATTGGGAAGATACTTACGACAGGATGATTTATCAAACGTCTCTTTTTAGCTTCATGAACAGTTTCTGTTATGTGATCCATAAGGTACATGACATTTTTTATCCTAGTTTGTTAGCTAAATGGCCTAAAAGGGCCGCCAGGTACTCGTTACAAATCCTGGCGGCAAGGTACACCTGGTCAGCTTGGGGGGCACTATAGACCAGGTGATCTTTAAAAATCTTCCAAGTCTCTATGAATATCAGGGTCTGCGAAGTCGCCGTCACTGTCTAATTCTTCGCCCATTAAATCATAATTGGGATCAACTAGCACTTCTGGACGATAATGTCCCAATTTTTCTTCTTGACATTTCTCACAAACATATGTGAGAAAGATGCCGCGCGCATCAAATCGCGCTTCTCGTTCCAAACCGCTGCCGCAATGGCAAGGACGAAGTGGTGGTAAATCTTTAAAATTAGCCATTTTTTGCTCCTAATTTTTTGAGAAGTTTCTCAATATGATTGATTTCTTCCAATTTTTTCTTAGTTGGATTACTATCATAGTGAACAGTTTGATCAGCAACTAAAACTCTAAGAGCACTCCTAATTGTGAATAGCTCTTTTTCAGTCACAGAGATATTTGCCATTTTACTTTCCTTTGGTTAGAGTACAAGTTACAGTTTCATCATTATTGCTTAGAACACATGTTTGTCCATTGGTAGGATGTGATGTTAATCCATCCCACATACTATAACAAATTGGTGGAGATAATGAACGAAGGCAAATTTTTATATATGCATTATGATTATATATGGTACATGCAACACAAAAATTGATAATTGCAGATTTCATCTTTTTATCCTGGTTAAAGGCCGCTCCCAAAACTCGAACGCTGGGAGCGGTAAGTTAACGCTACGCTACTTGAGGTTGATCGTCTTTATCTTCTGTTGGAGGAGTATCTTCTTTGATCTCTTCCTTTGGAGCTTCTGCTTCTGTCGGAGCACTCAATTCTTCATCTTTATGCTCTTCTGGATCTCCCATTTGTGTCTCCTTATAATTTCTGACGATCTCATCAGGTGCTGCCTTACAGCACGACTTGGAACGCTTTGTGGCGCTCCAAGTTTCGATCTATTGGTCTACTTCAGAAACAAATGCTGCTTTGTATGCCATATCGATATGTTTACAATGTTTTTCATGTTGACCAGCAGGACAATTACAAAAATCAGCTATGGTAGATAGAACAACTTCATACGTTTCCTTTCCATTCTTTAGAATGATATAACAGTCTCCATATATTCTGTCTCCTCGATATTCATCGAGAAGCTTTTTGCCATTTGGCTTAACTGTGTACGTTGTTGCTGTCATTGGTAACTCCTGTACGATAACTGAGACTAATCACACGTGTCGCAGTTATTTCTGGTGGTACTTTGTTATAGAAGTCTTGGAGATAATTATAATGAAAATCTCCACTTAATTTCTTTACCATTTGCTCCAGATAAATGTCTACTCTGGACATCCATTTGTCAAATGCATCTTCTTGTTCTGTCATTATGTACCTTCATATGTTGATCAAGATGCCCTGCACACACTATTTTCTTGCATTTTGGGCAAAACGCAACCACACGACGCTTAATTTTAAAATATCCAAGCGGTACAATCATAACCTGCACATTTCCTATGACTTTATATGCAAACATATCTGGTGGAATATGTCCGTGTGCTGGTATCCCAAAAAGTGTCAAAATATGGTCGTTCCGCATCTGCCATTTAAATTTTGGATATTGTGGATCAATATAATGCAGATTATCATGTATTTCAATGTCCATTTTATTCTCCTGGTTAGTGGTCTCAAATGACCTAAAAGGTGGCGCATTGCTGCGCCACAAGTTCAATAAATTTTCTTAGACTGGTGGATGATTATAGTTCTCCATAATCAACATCTCTGCACGAGTTGGAGTGCAGGTGCAACGCTCATTCTCACAAGCGCGCCTGTACTCAGCTTCATGAGCCTTTCTGTATTCAGCGATCTTTTGAGCCCTTGTCTTAGGCTTCTCAACCGGAGTGATAGTATCTCCCTCAAACGCAGATTTGGTATCAATCTTCGTCATGCTACCTTCTCCTTTTTCTGACCTCGTCAGGCGTTGCATTACAACGCGACAGCCAATCGCACTGGCTGTTTCGGTCTTATATCAATGTAATTACCCAAACACAAAATATAAAAAATAACAGCAATGGAATGCATCCAAGATTATTATTGGGTCCTTTCCACGCTGTTATCAGTCCTTGCGAGTGCAAGTTACTGGCGATAACCATAACTACGACTATCACCAGTAGAATAATGAAGATATGCATTATCCATACCTCCAATCACCAGCGACAGAGTATGACTCATAATCGCCGTTCTCACGCGCAGCCAAACGACGATCTTCAGCATTTTGCTGAAGTTCTTCGATGCGCTGCTTTTTTACAACGCGATTTCCATGACATGCAGCACATATAATGTCATATATTCCATTGCGATAATCTTCAGCAAAGTCTGGATCTTCTCTGAAGTCGTCCGCAGTCAATCCATGTGCATCTATATTAGGATTGACTGTTTTGCCCTCGCCATTGCAGACTGGGCATACGATCCATGGGTCACTTTTCTTCTTTGACATTTTTATTTCTCCTGGTTACTGATCTCATCAGGCAGCGCCACACGCTGCGACTGGCAATCGCACTGCCAGTTTCGATCTATACTTTTTCAACTTCTTTGGTTCGTTCCAAAAGGACAGTAGAAAGAGCTTGTATGAGTTCAATTATATCTTCGTTACTCAATTGACGAATTAAATACCAATTTTTATATCTAAGTTGAAGTAATGTTATATCTTTGTGAGTAAATATTCGTATTGCGTTATCAGTGTGATATCGTTTTAACTTACCCATAGTAACATCATCTTCGATTCTATGATCTGACATTTTTTTCTCCCATCAGGACAACATTACTGTTGGCGAGCGCCCTCGCATGGAGCGCCTCTTCGATTGTGTTAGCAGCCAATGTAAGCAATTTAGCTCGCGCGTCAAGATCTTTTGCTTGACCAGGCTTCTTTGGTGGAGTATTCTCCAGAACCCAGTCTATTTTCTTGACTGTTGTTCTGACAGTAGAAGCAAGCTCTTGAGCTTGTTCTACTTCTAGTTCAATGGTAACTTTTGACATTTTGCTACCTCATAATTACTGACCTCGTCAGCTAGCGTCTAACGCTAGGACTATGGGGCGCTTTGTGGCGCCCCATAGTTTCGGTCTATTTTCTTATCAATTGAACTTTATTGTTTTTCTCAATACAGTTATAATAATCTCCAGCTATAATAGAAATACTTCCAAATTCCCACCTAATTTTGGATATTTTCTTATTTGGAAACAATGTACTGCACTCTTCAATGGAAGTCTTCTTCAACATTAAATTGAAGAGAACATCTCTATCTGAGCCTGGGCGAAAACCTTTATTTGGATCAAAATTACTTTGTGCAACTCTGTTTCCAGAATCTATTTCAAATTTCTCTCTCTGTGTTGGTCTTGACATTTTGCTACCTCTTGGTTACTGACCTCGTCAGGCAGCGAGGAACGCTGCGACTATGGGGCGCTTTGTGCGCCCATAGTTTCGGTCTTATGACCCAATATCTAGTAACCAAACACCGTCTGATCCTTTAGACACACTCTCAATAAATAGATCATTAAGAATGTGTCCCCAAATACCGTGCTTACCGTCAGTTTTAGGACGATTAACCAAAATCGAATCTAGTGGAGCACTAGCTGGTAGTGTTCTGGTTTCATCTTCTTCGTCGTAAATCTTGACATATCCTTGAGCAATAGAATCAATCAGATCGCACAATCTCCACGGCTTTTTGCCGTCGAATTGACGAAGCACAGGATGGGAAAGTGGATAATCAAATCTAATTGAGATTCTATTTGAAGTATCTACTATCATCTGTTCGCTATGCCCTTTCAATTGAATAAGATCAGGATCTATTTCATCCTCGTTACGATTTATCCACGAATTTATGTGTATATCTAGGTTGATTTTCATTTTATATCTCCTATTATTGACCTCGTCAGGTGCTGCCTTACAGCACGACTGTGGGCGCTTGTAGCGCCCACTAGTTTCGGTCTTATTTCTCTTTTTTGGTAAATTTCACAGTAGGTAGTGAAGGTGGAGTTCTTTTACTGCGATTAGAATGAGCAATTGCAGCTCCTACAAAAACTTTTTGAAGCGTAGACAATGGTTTCTGCTTCTGAAAAGGCGGTCTTTTGAACTTATTATTGATCATAACGCTTACTCCTTACTTTTTACGCCAAGAAGCTTCCTCAGCTTCCTTCTTTTGAGCTTTAATTTTGTTTATATAATCAATAAATGTAGTTCCAGTAACAGATCCGTATGTTTCGATTTTATCACCCTTTGCAATCTTAGATTCTGAAAGCGGATAATAACGCTTTCCTGGAGGATTATTCTTCACATATTTTATAACTATCTTGCCAGTTCTTACCAATGTTTTTACTTGCTTCTTCATAATATCATAGTTCTGATCAATCTTTAATTCTTCCAGCGGCTTTTCGTCCCGCTCTTTCAATTCCTTATTACGATCAATTTTATATGTTTTTCTGATCGGCGTAATATTCATATTTTTATGTGCGCTACGCGGATCATCGTTCGCGATTTGAGATACATCAAATCTTGCTTTCTCTCGTTGCGCCAATTTCTTAAGATTAGCGCATTTGAGACGTCTAAATAATTTAAGTTTTGGACTTCTCAACATTTTGTTCTCCTAAACGCCAAAAAACTTCTAAACAAATATCTATATCCGCCACTTTGCACTGCCTCCGTACCGAGGCCAGCGCCCGTCCCGTCGCCTATTTGCGGCTTCGGGTCCCAGTAGAGCTTGCTCCAGCAAGTTATATCCGGGAGGATGGCTGTTCGCTACTCTTGCGCCACTGTTGCATGTCTTGTTAGACCTGTGACGCAACTAGCCCTTATGGAGGGGGCTTCGGATGAGCGAGGATATAGATATATGTTTAGAAGTTGGGTTGGGCCTCTATTATACGGGCAGGATTGCCCGCAAGGATAGGCTAGCACCTTTCGGCAGGGAAAGCAAGCGAGAACGTAAAGAGAACATAAAGAGAACATATAGGGAAAATACCATGATATTCAATGAATGATGATGTATCCAACGTGTTGGTTGCGCCCAGAATTCAATCAATGAATGAATAAAATAGCGTCTTAGAGGCGCCAATATTATGATTATCACTGTTACATTGTTACACTGTTACGTAGTGTTAGGCATACCTTTTCCACATTTCTTCAAAGTCGTCTTTGAGCCAATATCTTATTGTCTCTCCTCTTTCTAGTCTTTCAACTCGGCTTATTATCTGGAAATCACGTAGTGTATCTCCAATTTTCCGCTTTGTTATTTTTTGGCCTTCATAGTCTACTTCGTGTTCACCTTCTTTATCTTCTAGCAGTTTCTCATGCATTCTTTTCACAGAGATCTTATTGACTTTAGCTCTATTGAATATTCTCTGTGTATCACGCAACACTAACTCTTTGATATCTGGATTTATGCTCTCTTCTAAAAATTTGAGAGCAGCCTCTCTAGCCATTGCGCTTCTTCCAAGCGAGTCAGCGATAGATATAAGAGGTCTCCATTTATCTGCATCACGACCTCCTAACTGAACTGGCATTTGCGGTTCTGGACTAAGAACTGCTTGTTCAATCCAATTATGTAGTTGTGATGCATAGTATTGCTCTCTTGAACTAAATCTCTCCATTGCTTTATCTGAGCGATGTAGTCTTATTACTAATGATCGAGTCATTAGTGTTGCTGGCAATTTACCGATTCCAGCAAGCGCAAGAGGAGCAAAAACTGGATAGGATATAACTTCACCATCCTTTCCTGTTCTTATTACGCTCCCACCTAGCCTGTCTCCTTCATTTAAAACAGACTTCATACCTCTTGATATTGACATGTTATCTACTTCATCTAGCAACATTGTATGATTACTCGCTAAACGAAATAGTGCTGCTTCAGTTGGGTCTATTACTCGTTTACCATTCCATACCATTGCAGCTAATATTTCCAAAACTGTACTCTTACCACAGTTAGGAACTGGACTAAGAATTGCCAATCTTGGAGTTTTGCTATACTTGGCATAGACGTGGGTATGTAGCGCCCATAGAGACAAGCCTATCAAGTAATGTCTGGGCGCGTCTAGGTGTTTAGCGAAGATGTCAATTATAAACTCAAGAGGATTCTGACTTGGTTCTTGGGTTATAACTTGCTTTATTGGTGACATAACTGTTTCTCCTAGCGTGTGATGATTGAGATATACGCCACAGAGTTACATGTCACAGTGTCTAATATTCACGATGACAAACAGCCTGCGATCGGTGATTTGTCCGATTACAGAACAGTATAACACATTACTAATGATGATGCAAGTGTTATTTTCGTATGAATTAGATGAATACTGGAGTCAATATATTTAATGATTGACTATATATTGTCAAAAATAAACGTGCCCGATAGGCTACGTAACTACGTAACAGTGTAACAGATGATATTCAAACTGCTTTCACCACTCTATCTTTAAGCTCAAGTTCAGCAATTTTCTTTTCCAACTCAGGTAATGGCATCTCTGCAATATTTTCTTCTTCAGATTTAGATATGATAGTAGTACTGTCACCCCATTTCTGTGGACGTCCAGCTTTCAAATGTCTGAAGCGCACTTCGACGCGCAATTTGGCACGCGCAATGACATCAGCATCTTGAACCTTAATTTTCTTCCCAGATTTAATGATTTCCTTTAAATCATTAGCTGCATCATCAGCAATACTGATGACTTCCTCTTCAAATATAGTCAATCTATCAGCAATTGCCATATTGTATAGTGCTTGGAAATCAGATTCTGCCTTCAACCATGCTGAACAGCGGCGCACAGTGGGCATGTGTGAATCATGACAAATATTGATGAGCAACTCTCCAGCACTAATGCGCTCACATATCTCAGTTGCCAATTCTTCAGTATAATTGATTTTATCTTTAACTTTGAGTTGTTCTTTATACAACTCACGTGCCAATGCATCACGCTTCTCTTTATTGACGCGCTCAATCTCAGCATCAATACGCTGTTGCTTTTTGAGGCGCTCATAATCCTCTTCCCACATAACTGTGGGTTCTGGATCTATATTATGGATGGGATCAGTCATTCTGGTGGTGCTCCAAACGCTTCAGCTTTTCTTCCAACAGCTTCCTTCGTCTACTATTAATGGCCAACTTATAATATTCTAATGTCAATGTATGTTTGTGCTCATCAAATACTTTATTAATAGCTCTAATCAATTTAGTTCTGCCTTGATTCAATAAGCGTTCTTGCTCAATTGATGGGGACGGTTCTTGTTGGTGAAGTTGTGATTGTCTTTGAATCCACTGATTCCGCCAGATCCTTGTGGCGCGCTCGCGTGCAGTTTCAATTGAGTCCTCGGACATATCGATATGATACATGAAAATTGCGGCAGAATTAAGGCTGAAAATCAACATAAAAAGAAAGTACTATCGCTGCTCCGCGGATTGTGCTACCGTCGTTTTCCGGTAGCAGGAGAGAACCATGATTGATCCAGAAGTACTAAAAAAACATATCATCAGATGTGCAGATTGCGGAGACGAATTTATTAAAATTCAGCCAACGCAGAGATTTTGCTCAAACGTTTGTAGGCAAAGAGGTTATCAAAACAAGAAGAAAATTATTGAGGCTATTGAAGCCGCTTCTGTTGAGGCGCCCAAGAAGCGTGACTTATTCGCAGCGTAATAATATGATAATGGGAGGTAGCAATGTGGATTCATATTCAAAATAAACTATTCAATCTCAACAATGCAATAAGTGTATCTATAACAGATAAGATATGGGAGGATTATGAAGAGAAAGAATTAGGATATTGGGTATTGAAAGTCAAATTTTTAGGTAAAGACAATTCTTATTTATTTAAAATGAGAAACAGAGATGAAGCTCAAGCAGCCTTTGATGTCATATCCAAATCTATACCAGGTTCAATAAATATCATATAATCACAATAGGGTGGGCGCACTATGGCAGACGATTTTGATGATACACCAGTTCGTCCAGAACAAATCTCCAATCTCTCACAATATCCAGAATTTCAACAAAAACAATCATCTGCTCATGGTGCGCCCCAACTTGATTCCAAACAAGCAGCAATAGATTGGGTTGACCAATATTATGCAATCATATGGATATTAGGTAAATTTATGATTCTCAACGAAAGAATACCTAGTGAATATCATTTAATGTCAAAAAAGGATTTTGTAGATTCATTAGAAAATATTAGAATAGTTCAAATGGATAACGGAGAACCAAAAACATTTCAAGTTAGCAAATTATGGCTTGAATATCCATTGCGCCGCACATATGAGCGTGGCATTATATTTGATCCAAAATGGAAATTTGATGCTAAAATTATGCGTAATGGATTATATAATACATGGACCGGATTTGCAATTGAACCAAACAAAGGTGATTGTCATCTATTTTTGGATTTCATTAAGCAAATCATATGCAATAATAATGATATTCATTATAACTGGCTTATGTGTTGGTTATCTCAAATTTTCCAAGAGCCATGGAAGAAATATGATACCGCTGTAGTATTGAGAGGACTCAAAGGTATTGGTAAATCATTTTTAGCCAAAACATTAGGCATATTGATGAATGGCAAACTTGACGCGCCCAGACGCAAGAAACTATATATTACCATTGATAATAAGAATAGCATATTCGGCAATCATAACGATCATTTGGAAAATGTATTATTAATGGCTATTGAAGAAGCTATTTGGGCTGGCGATAGAGCTCATGAATCCACATTTAAACAGACTATATCTGGCGAAACATTATTTATTAATCCAAAGAATTTACCAGGCAGAACAGTTATCAATTATATCAGAGTCATAATGATGAGTAATTCTGATTGGGTCGTACCAGCTACAGAAGATGAGCGCAGATTTTTCGTTCTCAATGTAAATGGTGATCGTAAAGATGACAAAATTTATTTTGATTCACTCGAAAATGAATTAAATAATGGCGGATTTGAGGCGCTCATGTATGTATTTATGAACCATACTATTGATGTCAATCTTAGAACAGCATTGGTTACTGAAGCTCTCATAGAGCAAAAAACCCAAAATATGTCTGGAGTAGAGAAATGGTGGTTTGATCTATTATGTTCAGGTAAATTGCCATTTGTCAAACAAGACGATATGGGTTATTGGGTTATCAAAGAGAAATTGTATATGGATTTTTGTCGCGCCCAGAATAGGATGGGTGACCGTAATAGATATAATGAAAGAAGTTTTGGTATGAAACTATATGAGTTGATACCTGATATATCCACTGGTAGAATAGAACACCATAAAAATGGTAAGGTTAAGTCAATGGTAGTAAGTGACCAAAAATATACTAGTGGTAGTCCAGGTAATACCGAGAGATTGAATGTGCATGTTTTTCCGAAATTGGAAATGTGTCGAATGGTAATGAATTACAGATTAAAAACGGATTATGATTATGGTAGTGAGTCAGAATGGTCGCTTCCTACGTATACTGAATCAAATATCATGAGTAGTCATAATTTATTTTGAAATTATTGCAATCCGTCCGGTTAATGTTTTAAATTAACTTTCGAGTGTAAGTGTATGATTCCACAGGGTTTTTAGGTGAACCAAATGAGTCCTGTTTGCTGGTCACACATCGCTGTATTTCAAGGTTCGCGCGAAAGGTATGGAAAATAAACAGACTAACCGGACAAACCGGACAACCATTGGTAAGTGCCTGTAATCGTTGCGCTTTTCCTGTCCTGTTTATTTTTATTGAAATAGGATAAATAGGATAATAGTATGATATGGGGCGCTTCTGGGTCAGCTTCTGGAAATCAGAAATGGATGATCAATAGTGTTAATCAATGGTGCGCTCCTGACTTCAGTCAATGGCTGATGAACCGTGGTCAATCACTCCATGGTGGCGCATCCAAAGTCAGTCAATGAAGCCATGATATCATCAGCCAATCAATAAAAATCAATCAACTTCTGATAATCAGTAAGAGTATATGGTGATGACTTCTGGTGATCACAAATGTATATCCTCGATCCGAAAATGATAATCAGCCATTCACCAAACTCAAATCATGATTTGACAATCAACCATTCAACAAACTCAAATCATGGTTTGAATGGTATGGGCCATAAAAATGGGGCTTTGCGCCCCATCAATATCCTGTGATATTGTGTTGGATCCATTTCCCGTGGTATGACCAAAGGGCGCATGATCTGTCACGCCCGTCGAACCCGCGAATGAATATGGCATAGTGCCCGCCATGTGGTTGGGCTTCGATGTGGGCGCGCGCTTTGATTTCATCATCAAAGTCTTTAACGCGCGAGTGAATACCGTCGAGCCAATGGCCTTCGTATATTTTGAACATGGATATTTTCCTGATGCAAGAGGGCAAGAAAAGAGCGGTGCTTGCGCACCGCTCGTTAGTCGATTAGGCGACGTTCTCCTCAGCCGCCTTTTCCGCGCGGATAACGTGTATGTCCGCCTTGCCGCGCACCTCGTTATCGATTGCGAGGGAAAATCCGAGGCGCTCGAAAAAGCTCTCGGTCACCCGCCCGCCCGTTCGCAAGCCGCTTAGGCGACGATACACAACCTGCGCGTCCGCAAGCGAAACGCCCGCGAAGTCCGCAAGAGGATAAACGCCGTTCGGCAGTTCGCGCACCGCCAAGAAAAAATCCCTACGCGGGCCTTTCTTAACGAAACCGCACATAGCAGCATCTGCATCTGCGGGCGACATTTGCACCGCAATTTTCGCGGTGCGCGGTGCGCGCGTCTTAACAAGCGAGGCTTGCGCGAGTGCAGCAACGGTTTCGTTCGTTTGCGCCGTTGCAGCAATAAGAGCGGCAATGCTAGTGCGCAATTCGGCATTCTCCGCGCTAACTTGCGCGAGCACATCCGAGACTTTCGAGGATACATTCGAAGACATTTTTTCTACTCCGTTAGGGAAAAACCGCGCCGCACGCAGCGGAAGCGGTGCACCGCAATCGCGCGGCGCAAGAAACACAATACACATAAACGACGTTAGCAACATTACATTTGCATTAACATTTTGTAATGTTGTGACGAACATGCATTGCGCGTTGTCGCCTATGTTGTTGTTTGCAATAGGCGTTTAAATGCGTTTGCAGCGTCGTCTAATGCCCTCGAATAGTTCGCAGGTATGCGCCTAGCGGAAACACGTCGAAACCGCTCGACGGCCCTCTAAAGCAATCGTCGCGCCGTTCGTGTTTTGTTCTCACCGATCGGTCGTAGGCACCTTCGGTTTTGTCGAAGGTCCAGCCGCCATCTTCTGTTTTACCTGTTTCGCACATGGTGGCCATGGTGACCGTCCGCGTTTTACAATCAATTTTCCACTGACCCTCATTTCTACAATAATCATCTGTATTATATGAATTCGTTATCCGTCAAAAATCCACTGAACCTCATTTCTACAATAATCATCTGTGTTATATGAATTCGTTTTACAACCAAATTCACCTCCTCCCTTTCTCTAGCCAATGTTTGGCAACTCTGGCTGCCCTAAGAAGGTCATCAATTTCATCGAGGAGATATTCTCTATTGGGGCGCTGCTCATGTATGTTGTCGATCCCAAATCGCAAGCTACGCGCTGCCATCAATATGGCTTCTTGCGCTTCTTCGATGAGCCATGCTATGGCTTCAGATTCACCAGCAGGTTCCCAATTTTCCAACTTCATTACAACCTCCCACATAGACACATAAACTTGGGCTTATGGCACTGCGTACACCATCCACAGCTAGTATGTCCTAATTGCCCAGCCAGATCACAATTACATCGCTCAAGGTCATCATTCTCTGGGGCGCGACCAACGCGACGTACAAATGTTTCAGCAGTGATAGGCAATATATCTGTCACATTAATTTCAACATAAACATGACGTATATCGCTGGGCGCTCTATATACCATTGTAAAACCATCAGCATGATGCGTGATTTCAATATTTGGGTCATTTGGAATGACTCGTGGGTCAAAAACTGGTACCCACCGAACTGGTAGATCATTCCAATTTGGAAATAGTTTCTTCTGTGATTCTTCCCATTTGGCCCAATCACCACTCTCTTTTTCTTTCTGTATGAGGTAGCGCATGTCAGCCATCACAATTTCGCGCTCGACCTCATCTAGTGGTCTGGGCGCTACTCCGCTGCCTGGACGGTCATTCTTACGTTGTGTCATTTGATATCCTCCATTTATGGCTTCCATCCATAGCTTGTATTTATAGATTCCATAATCTGAAAACAGTCATCGCAAAGATAATCACACTCGGTAGTTGGAATGCCTGGGTACAGTTCATTTTTCTCTTCCATTGCTTCCTCATCACTCCAACCTTTCTTATATACCTTCTGGCAGATGACGCAATAGAATTGGTGAGGTTTGACTTTTGGTTTGGGGCGCCCCAGCCAATCTACTGGCGCGTCAAGCTTAGTTTTTCTTTTGGCTGGCATTTCTGACGTATCCTCTTGACTTTTGGATCTCTAATATTACTTGATTGTTTGCTATTCCTAGTGCTTCTTCATTAGTGATCTCTCTGAGGTGGCGTGTTTTGGTGAAGGCCATGACGTGACCGCACATAAAGCAGATGGCGAAAGCATTTTCTGTTGGAGCATTACTATGACCAGCACTGGTGGCACCACTTATGGCATAGCCGCAGTTGAGGCAATAGTTTTCTGGTATATCATGTGTCTTCAACATTGCTGCCTCCTAATGGCTTCTTGCCCAACATTACTCGCTGTGCGTCACGCGTTTCTGGTGTGAGTGGTGGCGCGTCAAAATGGGAAGATTTATAGCCATTATTTTCTAGCCATTTAACACTCTCGGCTAGCATGGCATCTGTGGCATCTAGCCACTGTAACCTGGCTTTATGAACCGTTGCTAGTGGTACGTCTTCTCTAAATGGAGTTGAATAGCGGTGTCTCCTCCACCAAGCTTGCGCTGCTTCGAGAGTGGGATTTCTGAATAGTTCATCACGCTCTTTTAGGAACATTTTGAGTTCTTTTTCTTCATCCTTAGTCATTACATCTCTCCCATACGTTAAGTTTGCCTTTTAATTTGAGATAACGTATGGCATCAGATAAATCCTTAGGATCACTCCAAACCACACTCCTACGATCTTTGTGGAAAAAGACTTTCCATTTACCATTTTCAAGAGCGATGTGGTAAGAAAGAAGTTGACACATCTTACTTCTCCCAGTACTCATCATTAAAGATCAGTTTTTCTAACTTAAATATGGCTTGTTTATCGCTATCTTTACTCATGTAATCTAGTATGACTAATCCATGGGCGCAACCAGACTCCTTATCCGTGGCGTAATCTCGCAATGGGATATGGTCGCCGCGCACTAGCACAAGTTCTGATCTGGCTGCTAGATATGCCAATAATGCACTTCGTCCACCAGCCTTAGCATTTATGTGATGGTATCTTCGTTGTGATGGGCGCACCACCCATTTTATTCCTTTTTTGGTACTTAAGAGGTATTTGAGCTCTAATCCGATAGATTGATTTCCTGATTTGATTTTGCAATCTGGCACGCCGATAGTGCTACCATATATCATCGGCTCTATCCATTCTAGCTTTAGTATCCCATCACATTCTGATATCCATTCTTGTAACCAATACCTCAGATCACCTTCGCTTGCTACCTCATTTAATTTCATTTTGCTACCTCTTATTTTTGGATCTCAGTTCGTCAGACATTTGATCATCCTGCCAACTCGCGATTTGATCTTTTTGCTCTTGAGTAGGTGGTAGAATGCCTATGGCATTTTTCCAATCAGCGCACTGCATACAAAGATAGCGCGCTCCTTTCATGTCAGGAGTGCTATCTGCTACCCATATTGGGTGCAAGCATTCATCACAGTTTTTAACTCTGCAATGAACATGTGGCGCAACACCCATTTTGATGCGCGCGCATATTATATCAATATTACTACTATCCATCTTTGCCTCCATTATTGAAAATTGCCTCTACCATAGCTTTGAGTTGCTCAGGTGTTCCTAGATATTCCTTACTGATAACTTCTGCTACCATCATTCTATGCTGTAGCTCAGCTTCTTCCCATGTGCTACAACGCATAGTTTCTTCACCATCCCATTCTATTTCTAGATTATTTATGAGTTTCTTAGGTTCTTTTCTTCTATGGAACGCCATAGTTTCAAACAGCAATGGGGCGCTACCATCGAAATCGAAATTGTGATTGAGTCCTAGAAATACAGTGCTGACTTCTATTAGATCTGTTTTGGTGAATGCTACTGTTCTTTCGCCACTATCCCAATATTTTTCGAACCAGTTAGACCATCCTTCCATATTAGTTGGAACTGCTGTATGTCCTACCAATATGAAATAACGATTTCTCTCCCATTCTAGAGGATCATCCCACATTTGCTACCTCTTTTGACATGCTATTCCTTCAGCTCGAACAGCCTTGACTGCTGCTAATACCTCCTCAAATGTTTTGTTCTCCATATTTTCAGCATATGCAATAAGATCACCTGCAAGATCCTCATCAGTATAATCATTAAAGTTATAGCCATTATCTATAGCATCTGTGATATTGTCTCTG